ATTAACTCTGCTTAGAAGTGATAGAAATTCTAGATTACAAGAAACAGATTTTTATGCTTTGTCTGATGTAACTATGTCTGATGCAATGAAAACATATAGACAAGAGCTGAGAGATATTACAGAAGGAATAGTCACTGTAGAGCAAGCTAGAAAAGTAGTATGGCCAACTAAACCAGGAGAATAGTTATGCCATTAATTAAAGCACAATTTGAACCTGGAATAGATAAACAAACCACAACCTATGGCGCTGAAGGTAAATGGATTGATTCTAAAAATGTTCGTTTTCGTACTGGTCTTCCAGAAAAAATAGGTGGATGGACAAAAGTTGTTATAGGCAAAACAATCATTGGTGTTGTACGTGGTTCTCTTGCTTGGGTATCTTTATCAGGTGTAAGACATTTAGCTTTAGGTACAGATAGAAAACTATATGTATACGCTGAAGGTGGCTTTTATGATATTACTCCTATACGTACATCACCTACACTGGCAAATAATCCATTCACTGCTAATGGCACAGCATTAATAACAGTTACTCATACTTCACACGGAGCAGCTGAAGGAGACTTTGTTACTTACTCTGGAGCATCTGCTGTTAGTGGTGTTGATTTAAATAATGAATATGAAATTACAACCATTGTTGATGGTAATAGCTACAAAATAACACATAGTGGAAACGTAGGTGCGGCAACTGGAGGTGGAGCTTCTGTTAGTGCTGCTTATCAAATTTCTTCTGGTGCTGCTCTTTCAGCATATGGTTATGGGTGGGGTACTGGAGCTTGGAACGCGGCTCGTCAAAGCATTGGTGGTGGTTCTGGTTGGAATAGACCAAGTCTTACAACATCAGTTACAATAGAATCTTCTTATTGGAGTTTTGATACTTTTGGTGAAGACTTACTAGCAACAAGAGTTAATGGATCAGTTTATCGTTGGGATTTATCAGGGGGCACTGGAACGCGGGCCACGATTATTTCACAAGCAGCAACAGCTAATAGATTTTTATTGGTTTCTTCTCCTGATAGACATATTTTTACATTTGGAACAGAAACAACAATTGGTAATACTGCTACGCAAGATGATTTGTTTTTAAGATTTTCTTCTCAAGAAGATTATACTACATGGGCACCAGCCTCAACCAATACGGCAGGTTCTTTTAGAATTCAAGATGGTTCTAAAATTGTAGCAGCTAAACGTTCTCGTGGTTCTATTCTTGTTTGGACAGATACTGCTTTACACTCATTAAATAATATTGGTCCACCTTTTATATTTGGATTAAGTCAAATAGGTGCGAACTGTGGAGCTGTGTCTGCGCATTGTGTTGCAGATGTAAATGGTATTTCCTTTTGGATGAGCCAGACAGCATTTTACATGTTTGATGGTGCAATTAAAAAATTAGATTGTACTGTGCAAGATTATGTGTTCGATGATATTAACTCAACCGCATATAATCAAATATGTATAGGGGTAAATGTAGATTTCAATGAAGTTACTTGGTACTATGCAAGTGAGGGTGAAGATTATTTAGATAGAAGTGTTACATATAATTATATGGAGGATGTTTGGTACACTAATTCAGGCTTCATCAGAACTTCTTGGATTGATAGAGGTGTGTTTGCTAATCCTTATGCAACTAAATATGATAGTTCAGCAACAGCAAATGAACCAACTGTATTAGGAGTAACAGGCGGAGCTACAACTTTATATTCTCACGAGGATGGAAATAATGACGACGGCGCAGCAATGGATAATTATATAACTTCAGGTGACTTTGACATTCAAGAAGGAGATGAAATTTTCTTATGTTCTAGAGTTATTCCAGATTTTAAAAACCAAAGTGGTAATACTACACTTACTATGACTTTTGCTAATTATCCAACAAGCACAAGTACTAGAACCTTTACTTCTACTACAACTCCTACTACAAAATATTTTTCAACAAGAGGTAGAGGAAGACAAGCTAATTTAAAAGTTTCTAATAATCAATTAGATTCAGATTGGAGATTCGGAACTATTAGAATGGATATAAAACCGGATGGAAGAAGATAATGGCTAGAATTAATATTGCAAGATTACCTTTACCTAAAGAGAATTTCGATAGACAACAACAAGACTTACTAATTCGTGAGTTAGAGAATATAATACAACAATTAAACTTTACGTATCAACAAGATCTACGTGAAGAATTAACAGCAAGGACTTGGTTTGTAGGATGAGTGATATATATAAAAGTAAAACAGCAGATTTAACAACAACAGGTGCTACAGTTATTTACACTGTACCCACAGCGGATGTTTCTACTGTTCCTCCACAGAAACCTGTGCAAGCTATAATTAAATCTATAAGAGTTTGTAATGATTCTGGAGGATCTGTAAATCTAACTATGACCTTAGAAGATTCAAGTACTTCTGGGGTTATTAAAATAGTTAATACAAAAGCAGTAGCTTCCAATGCAGATACAGAATTATTAGCATCACCAATGGTTGTAGAGGACAGTGATGTTATCAAAGCTCAATCTAGTGGAGCAAATGCATTACATATTATATTATCAGTATTGGAGATATCTGCATGATAAAGATTCAGGAATCCAAGATACTTGGTCATACTATTATTGAAGGTAAAAAAGTACCTATAGTACAGCCAGAAGTACATAAGAGAATATATTGCAAAAATTGTGATAATGAGGTAGATTCGGAGGAACAGGCAACAGGCACCTGCTCTGATTGCGGACAAGACTGGTCCGTTCATAAAGCCACAGATATACAAGTTAAAGTAGTACAAATCCCAATGGGATCGGGAACAGGTTAATATGGCAGGCTTAGATGATTTATACGATTGGTTAGATGATATCGTTCCAAATGAGTTACAACGAATAGCTCCTTATGTAGCTCCCATACTAGCACCACAAATGGGTATAACTGGTGCATTACTAACGAGTCAGTTAGGTGCACTTGATAGTGGAAAATTTGATCCTTACGCAGCAGCCAGTGCTTTAATTGGAGCTAATACACAAAAAGCAAAAACAATAAGACAACGAGGAAGAATTAATCCTAAAGAAGGAACATGGGGTCAAAAAATGTCTCACTGGGCTGTCGGTGATAAAGGCACAGGCAAAGACGCTTGGGGTCAAGGTTGGGCGAAACCTCTTTTAACTGCTTTACCTGGAGGAGATACTCTAACGCGAGGTATTGATCCTAGATACTCTATGTCGAAATGGACTTCAGGTAATCCTGATTCCGGCATTTCGTCTTGGTCTAATTACGTAGAAGCACCGGGTTTAACACATGCTGATGTAGTGAGCGCTACACAAGCAAATGATCCACTAAAAACAACACAACTATATAAAAAATCTAGAGATTATTTAGCGGGTGATTATATGAAAGGTAGTTATACTGGAGAAACACTCATGGACTCTGACGTAGCAGAAATTGGAGAACAACATAACATAACGTGGGATGAAGCAAAATTAGCACGAGCTAGAGGAAAAGGTGCTGGACCACGAGCAACAAAAGGTGGGTGGAAACAGAAAACATATCAAGGAAGAACATACGCTCAAAATCCTACTAATAATTTTTGGTATGACGTTGGAGAAGGAGTACAACCAGGCATGATAAGTGAAGGTAGAGTATTCCTTGATTCCAAAGGAGATATGGGAACTATAGATCCAGGATTGTGGGAACACTATAAAGACCTAGAGACAGCAAAACCAGGATCTGGAGATGCTTGGCTAGAAGAGTATGGTAAAGTAGGTGGAGAAGCAACTTGGATAAATGATCTTAATCAAGGTGTAACAGATATGGCTTCTGAGGTTTATGGTTTTTGGTCTTATGATCCGGTTACAGGTAAAAGACTAGAGGGATCATTTGATGCAGGGAAAGCTTTACAAACTATAACTGTTGCTGGAACTCTTGCTGAACTTGAGAATATTAAAGATGAATTAGAAAAAAAGGAAATAGAAGATAAAGAGGAAGAAGCTAAAGTATATAGAGAATGGTTTAGAAGTTATGAAAGAACTACAGGTGTCCCATACGATAAATCACATCACGCAGAAAAACATATGTTAGAAATGTATGATAGATATATGCCAGCAACTTCACACCATGCAGCAGGGGGAAGAGTTGGTCTTAATGTAGGTGGTATTACAAATATAACACCAGAAATGCCACAAGGTATGCAACTAGAAGGTAGAGAAGGAGCTTTTGTTCCTATGGGGATAGAAGAAAAAGCAGATGATGTACCTGCGATGTTGTCAAAAAATGAATTTGTGTTAACAGCTGATGCTATGAAAGGTCTTGATAAACTTATGGGTGGTCAAGGTGACCCTAGATCAGCAGCACAACATATGTATCAAATGATGGATCAATTGGAGGCTATAGCATAATGACAATAACAACTACACAAACGTTACCTCCAGCTTATGTCACCGGCATAGGAGAACAATTCTCTGATTACTTTATGGGTGGTCATTATGAAGGCCCTTCAGGTTCTCAAACCTTTGTTCCAGATCCAATATCAGGCTCACCTTTTTATGCTGATCCAAATCAAATGTTTGGTGGATCTTATGATGCAACTACTGGTTTTACAGGAATAACAGGAGCAGGAACACCAGCATCAGATTGGTTTGTTGCTGGGATGGATCCGCTTCAGACACAAGCACAATCAATTGCTACAGGAACACAAGCCACACCTACTTCTGGGTTAGGTCAATATCAAGGTTATTTAGGTGATGCTAACGCAATGCAAACTGCTGCTTCAAATTTAATGGGATCGTTTGATCCAGTTACTGGAGCTTACACTGCAGGTCCGATGGCTGGTGGAGCAGCATTACAAAACGCAGCAGATGCCGCTAATCTTGGAAGTCTTGCAGCTATAGCAGGACAAGGTGCAGCTGATCCATTCATACAAGCTGCAGGCACAGGATTAGGAACTGCTGGAGCGACAACCGCTGGAGCATTGGGTTATCAAGGAGCAAACGCTTATCAACAATTCATGTCGCCATATCAGCAACAAATTATTGATGCAACTATGGCTGAGTATGATACCCAAGCACAAGAAGCACAGGCTGCACTTGGTGCTAGTGCTGGGAATGCTTATGGTGGTGGAAGATTTGGAGTTGCGCAAGGACAACTAGCCGCGGACCAAGGTACACAAAGAGCGCTACTACAAGCACAATTATTAAGTCAAGGATTCGGGCAAGCTCAAAATCAAGCTAATACAGCTTTACAACAACAATTAGGTATTGGGCAAGCTCAAGCAGGACAAGCAGGACAACAGTTAAATGTTGGACAAGCAGCCATGGGCCAAGCATCGGGGAACGTGGGTTTATATGGCTCAGCATCAGGAATGCAAGGAAACATAGGTGGACAACAACAGGGCATGTTAGGAACTCAATTAGCTCAACTTGCTGGGATGCAAAATCAAGGAATGGCACAAGGACAATTTGCAACAACAGGTTTAGGAAACTTATTAAATACTTACACTACAATGGGTCAACAAAATCAATTACAGAATCAAGCTACACAAGATCAACTGGCAGCTCTTATGTCAGGTATACAACTGGCGCCAACTCAGACTATGGGGAATCTTGGTCAGTTCATGGCTGCTGCTTATGGTACGCCTTCATCTACTTCATACCAACAAACTCCTGATCCTAGTACACTACAAACTCTACTTGGTGGTGGTATTGGATTGGCAGGTATTATAGGAGCATTAGGTGGCTAAAGTATTAAGTAGACCTATGTTTAGAAGAGGCGGAAGTACCAACAGCGGTATCGTGTCTGGATTTAAAAAAGGAGGAAACGTTCGTCAAGGATATCAAAATGGAGAACTTGTAGATCTATACCAAGAACATATGACTGAACCAACTGAAGAAAAAGGTATGTCAACTAGTGATTGGTTAAGAATAGCGGCTTCAGGTGCTAATATAATGGGAGCACCCTCTACAGGAAGAGACGATATATGGGGTGCATTGCAAGCAGCCGGTCCATCTCTTGGTGAACTTGGAACAGGTTTAGCTGATAGTAGAGACCAACGACGAGCTGATTACTTACAAAGAAAAGCTGTGTATGATGCTGGTTTAGCTGATACAGCAATAACAGGTGCATCTGCTAGAATGGAAAGAGATTTCACATCAGAAGAAGCAAGAAAACTAAGAGCATGGGAGAGTATAGAAGCCGGTAAAAGTAGAACACACGACGAAACTATTTTAACAAAACAACAAACTCATGAATCTGCTATTGTAGACGCAGAAATTGAAGCTGCTATAGAACTATTAGAAAAGCAATATGAATTAGATAAAGAGTATGGAAAATATGATTTTGCTATTCAGTTCCAAACTGAAAAATCTCAAGAGATTGCAGAACAAATGATTAAATTAGAAAACGAAGGTAAAAAAGATAGTGATGAATGGAATTTATTAAAATCACAATATGAAAACATTATTTATGGTGAAGCTGTTAATCAAATAAGAGAAGGAAGAGTTGATCTTGCTAAAGATCGTGATTTTATGACGCTAGTTAAGTCAGCCTATACTGCAGCTCTTGACGCTGCTAAAAACCCTGAAAGTCCAGATTACAATAAATCTCCAGAAGAAATATATGAATCTATAATTGATAAAATATTTAGAGGATTTGGTCTTGGAGACTTATATATTCCTGGTGGAAATGCAGCAGGAGGAAGACCTATAAGAAGAAGAAATTTTGCAAATGGTGGAATGACTCCAGTGGCACCTACAGGTACTATGAACACTGCACCTGTTGCTGCTCAACCTACTGATGAACTACAACTTTCTTATGAAGAATTAAGAAGAAGACTCCCACCTGAAGTTAGTGATCAGGTCATACAGCTTATTTTAAATAGTGAAGAAGCTATGATAGATTTCGCACAACTTCAAACACCTCAAGACATAAGTATCTTTAATCAAAAATATAACACAGATTTACAAATGCCAACACAGGTGGCTTAAATGTCTATCCTTGATATAGAAAATCTCCCCGGTTATGCTGTAGCTCGTGCGTGGTTCAATCCAGATTGGAGAGATGATCACATTCAAGTAGGTGAATCTAGTAACGAACCTTTAATGGATTTTCTAAACACACTAGAAGATCCTAATCTTAATAAAGACGATCTTACTTATGAACAAGTCAGAAATTATGCTGACTGGAAAAATGAAGAATTATTCCCTTATCTAGACTCTTGGGTTTTGTCTGATCTCCCCCCTGTAGATGCTACTAGAAGAATAATGGGTATTGATAATAATCGTACAGATGAAAGTTGGATATCTAAAATGAGATATAGAGATCCAGACCAGTTTCTTGGTAAAGAATTGTACGATTACGATAACTTTTACAAGCTAGCATCAAAAGGATTACTGGTAAAGGCTAATGGTGAACCATATACAAAACAAGAATTATTCCGATCATCTAAACCTATAGGATCTGGAAGAGGAA